TATACCCTCTAACTCTTGCATTTTTTTCTGTAATCCATCTTCAGTCGTGTCAGACTTAGTTAATTCTATATCTCTGTAGAAACCAGCTGCCATCTTCTTTGTGACATCGTTTTGTGTCATTTTAATTACGTGTGTAATTCTCTCACAATCTTTTAGATCTGTTGCATAATATGGGACAACTAAATCTTCAGCAGGTATAAATTTAGATACCGGTCTTGCTAACATTGCATCATAATAGATTTTTTTGAAAGTAGAACCTGCTAGTGGTAAATAAAACAACATTTGATCCATGTCTGTTGTGTATTCTTCCATCTCTTCCATTAATAAATAATTTAAATATTCTTTAACTCTATCTGCTTGCTGTTCGTATTGTGGTGTGTTTAATCCAACAACTTGTGTTCTTACTGGACCATCGCTAGGTAATAATTCTTTATAAGCCTGTGCTTGAAACTGTGTTACTGCCTCTGCTAATAACGGGTGAGTTACATTAGATGCACCTTTAAATGGTCTCGTTACATCAGTGTATTTAGTGCCTAATAAATCTAATCCTCTAATGTAAGTTTCTTCCCACTCTTTCCTTGACCCCTTATCTTTTTTGTATTCTTGTACTAATTCACTTGCCATGGATTTTAAAATTCTTTCATCCATGGTCTCTGCTAAATTTGCATTAAAATTATCTTGAGGACTTTCTTCTACCATCTCCTCTTCACCCTCAACAATGACTTCAGGTGGCAGTCCTTCAGGTTGTTCCTGAACTTCCTCTACCTTATCCTCTTCTTCAATGATTTCGTTATTCTTTTCTATAGCCATGCTTTATCATACCCTATTGGTTTAAACATATCCACCACCAAGCCTCCTTTGGCCTTATAGGTTTTTTGTGTGTATTTCATTAATGGTGACACCTTAACGGCAAACGCATCAAAATACAAGTTTGGATTACCATCTTCTATAAATCTATATCCTGGCTGTTGAACTGCACTTGCCTCTCCATGAACTATACTAGTAAGTTTCTTTTTGGCTAAGGGATGACCCTCTGGATATATCATTTCTTTTTTACCAATACTTTTGTAAGGTTTTTTTGGATCAGATAAACTTAATTTTATTCTTTCTGCTTTTGAATCATAAAATCTTGCAGCTTTTTTCATAACATTAGCCATTACAGAAGTTCCTTTAACATTAATACCTTTACCATTAGCATAACCATAAAATCTTTCGTTACCTGCCTTATAACCTTGTCTCATACTTAATCTTTCAAAAGGTGCAATTGCAACAAAGTCAACATTTTCTTTTGCCGCTTTGTTCATTAAATACTTTAATGCATGATCTCCATACTGATCTGCTTCAACCATCGGAAAATAATCTTGTCTATTAGATTGTCTAGTAATTAAATTATTTAATTTTTTTTGTACATCATTCAATAATTTTGAATTAGCATTAGCTGCTGCTATGTCTTGTGCGTCTAATGCTTGATTTAATCTTGAACTAAGTTTAGCCCTTTCTCCTATCAATAAATTTATTTCTATATCTGCATTAAAAGGGTTTACTCTTTTTACCCCTGCTAACTGATCAGATTTAGATAATTTTTTCGCAATAGATTGATTTACATCAGATTGTATTTCATGTATTAAAAACGCCTTCTTACCGTCTGGTGTAACTCTTGTATCAAATCTTACGTGATATATTTGATTAGAACCGTGTTCAGTAAAATGCCCTGGTGCAGTCATAGGACTATTATTAGTTGGTATGGGTTCATCTAATCTAAATATAGTTTCTCTATAATTTTTACCACCAGGTAAAGTATAACTAGCCTCTCTACCATATTGGGTTTTATTTAATTTATTTGTAATCTTAGATGCAGCTTCATCAATCTCACCAATCATTCTATTCAAACTTTTAAAATCACTTTGATTTATTCTTGTGCCGTCTCTAGCTTGTATTACTGCGTCTTTAAATCTTGTAACACCTGATCTGACAGCTGCGGAAGTTATATTTTCTGCTTCTAAACCACCTAAATGATATTGAGCATCATCTAAACTATCAATAATTTCACCTTGGAAAGGTTTTCTTATGTATTTATTTTTAATAGTTTGAATTTGTGCGTTTATTGATTTAGATTTTTTTAATAAATCTGTAAATGCTTTTTCAGGTGTGCCTAGTTCTACAGGTTTTAATCTATTAATGGGATTAAGTTTTATCATATTACCAACTTCATTTGCATCTAATTTAAGACCAAATTTTTTAGCAGCAAATAATAAACCACCTGTCAAATCACCCGCGCTATTAAAAGTCGCTAGGTTAGTATCAAACAATTCTTCTGGTGTAACTCTAACTTCTTTACCAACGAAAGGACCACTATCATATTTAAATGTTTTTGCCTGCCTTACTTTTCTCTCAGCAGGCTTACCAAATATTTTAAACTTTTCTGTTCTTGTTGAAGTTAAATGATTTAACCATTCATCGGCTGTGTATCTCCCTGGACCAATCTTCATTGCCCAGTCATAAGTTGAAGAACCAAAAGCAGGGGCAGTATCATCGCCCATATAAAGTGGTTTAGTGATATTTCTTTTTACAGGTGGGTTTGCTAATTCTTTTGTTGCTAGTTCTAATCCAGTGTCTTGAGATGCTTTACCTTCGTATGTAAGAAGTTTTTGCTGTTGTCCGGTAGCCGGTGTCGCTGATTCCTTCTTACCTCTTAGAAGTCGTCTCCCAAGTTGGAATAAACCTTTAAGGGACATAAATCCCCCTTAGTACATTTTTGTAGGCTTGTTTCTACCCAGTTTGCATTTAACTTTTACGGATCTACCTTTTTTGTAACCCATAGGTGTAGCCATGCCACCACCCATTGCTCCCATAGCTCCTCTAGGTGCCATCATCATACCGCCACCCATCATTGCTCTTGTCATTGGTCTTCCAGCAGCATTTTTTTTCTTTTGTCTAGCTTTATCTTTACCTCTATCTCTGTTAGCGGCTCCAATTATGTCTCTTGCGCTTCTACCAATTTTAGAACCCATAGCACCAATAGCTCCTCCAGCCACTTTGCCTGATAGTTTTTTCTTATAAAGATCAGCTACAGTTTCTCCTGGCATGATTCCTGAACCACCCATACCTGAAACTTTAGAAGCTTTTTTCTTTCTGTCTTTTAAAAATTTTGCACCTAGCACACCCATTGCTGCTAAACCTAATACAGCTTTAACGGGTTTTACTTTACCTGGTTTCATTTTTTCATCTTGAAGACCTTTGCCTCTACCTTTTGCTTTTTCTTTTCTTAGGATAGCAAAATCTTGTGCATCAATCTTATTGTTTTTATTTTTATCTAACTTAGCTTGTCCACCAGTTAAATACATATTTTTTCTCATCATAATACCGCCTTTAAATTTTTTTTTGGCTACATCTGATAGTTTATTCTTTAAATACATCTTAGTCAATCTGTAGTCATCTAATTTTCCTCTCTGGACACTACCTTTAAATAAACTGTCTAAAGTTGGCAGTGGGCTTGGTAATCTACCTTTTTCCTCAGATTGCGCGGCAGCTCTACCCATTTTTGTTCTTACTCTGTGAGTTTGAAAAGTTGAACCTTTTTGAGATTGTCGTTTTACAGGGATTATTTTAGTCTCTGCATCTTTAGCTCTGATGTTATAAGCTTTGACACTCTTGTTTGTTTTTACACCTCTAGCTCTTTCTTGGTTCTTTTTTGAATCTTTGGCGTATTTTCTTTTTCTAAGTTTTTTCACAACATCGACTAGTTTCATACCAGCAAACTTAGCAATTTTAATTCTGCTCATTAATAATATTTATACTCTTTTTCTATTTTGAAGTTTGGTTCGTCCCAATCATCAGAATAAGTAGATACAAATCCTCCTTGTCTGTATCTTAACACAGCTTGAGTCATACTATCAACATAGTCGTCATACTGCCCATTAGGGAATGCTGCGCACTCTTCAATAACTTCTTGCGCAAACATTTCATCTAAAGGTGCAAATACCATACCTGATTCAAACACAGGGGCACAGCTATTTATTCTTGTGTGTTTATCTCTACCACGTGCAGGCACATAATCTACGACTGGTATGCCAGCTCTTCTTAATTCGTGTATTAACGGTTGACCCGATGCTTTTGCCTCAATGATAACTGTTTCAGGTTCCCAGTAATGATATTGCTCTATCGCTACGTTTTTTAAATCTGGAAAATCATATCTTCCTTTGTGTGCATCTAAAAGTATTATACATTTTTCATAACCTTCAACTGGTTCAAATATTCCCCAAGTTGTAATCGCTGAGTAGTCTGCTGATTCTTTTTTTGAAAATGCAGTATCATAACTTTGTATTACGTGTAGAAGTTTAGGTAACCGCTCCTCGTCCCAATTTTGCCACCATTCACGTTTGATGATTGCACCTTCCTCTGAGGTTGGGTCCTGCATATACTGTGCATTCCAGTTCTTGACGGACACCGAAGCTTTGACCTTTTCTAATTCTTCAAG